CGTGATGGGTGAGAACGAAAAGTAATAGAAACTATGAGTTCTATTAGTTTGAGAACAGAGAATAGATATGAGAGGCCGCGAGCGAAAGTTTTACTTTTTATAAATTATATTATTTTCTAGAATAAAGAAGACACTCGGACAACCCTCGGAACCATTGATGAAAGACTTACAGTACACTGCGATGCTGCCTGCTGATGACGGGAATGGATACCTCGATCCGGATGGTAAGAGATGGCAACCGCTTAACCCAAAGCAAAAGAAGTTCGCTCGAGAGTATCTCAAGGGACAGAATGCAACGGAAGCAGCGGTAAAGGCAGGGTATACAAAGAATCGAGCCGCAGCTAAACGACAAGGCAGCGTCTTACTCAACCACAACCCACTTCTCAGAAACTACCTGATCGACCAAGAGATTAAGGAGGCGGAGAGGGACAGGGTTTCGATGGAGGGCCACCTCACCGCGCTTCATGACCTGAGGGAAGAGGCACGGGAGTCGGGGCAGATTAACGCAGCGATTACGGCTGAGATCCACCGAGGCAAGGTCGGAGGGCTTTACATCGATCGACGCGAGGTACTGACCGCAAAGATCGACATGCTCTCAAAGGATCAGCTGATCGATCGACTCGGTCAACTGATCACCAAGCGCGTGCCCCAAACGATCGAAGGACAGATTACCAATCGAATCGGATCGATCGAGAGAGAAAAGGAACCAGTGGAACGGTAGGGCACCCCCCCACCCACCCGACT